TCTCGGCAAACCGCTGGCATACTGGATCTATCCTGAGCATCCGAACGGACCATATACGACCGGACGGCAAGAACCAGAACGCATCGACGCGAAAGACATTCTGCACCTGTACCGCATGGACCGTATCGGGCAAACGCGCGGAGTGTCGTGGTTTGCTCCTGTCATGTCATGGCTGCGGGATCTCGGCGTATACGTCGACAACGAGATTCAGGCATCTGCGGTCGCCTCGTGTTTCGGTATCGCCATCAAAACAAATGGCCGTCCCGGTGCGGGGCTGATGCCGTCGACTGATTCTGAGTCAACCGACGTGAACGGCAACCGGCTGGAGTATCTTGAACCAGCGATGGTCACCTATCTAAACGAAGGTGAATCCATTGAATCCATCAATCCCGGTCGACCAAACTCCGCATCAGAGCCGTGGATTAACCTGATGTTGCGAGGAATCAGCGTAGGCACGGGGCTGAGTTACGAAGTTGTTTCCCGCAACTACAGCGGCACCAGTTACAGCAGCAGCCGGACGAGCATGCTGGAGGACCGTCGACGTTTTCGCCGATGGCAGAAATACATGGTGCAACACTGTTGTCAGCCGGTGTGGGATCGGTTCAATGATCAGGCTGCAACCGCAGGCGTCGAGGGTTTCGCCTCAATGACAGACATTCTGGCCGATCGCAGAACGTCAACCGCTGTCGAATGGCAGACACCCGCATGGGAATGGGTCGATCCACAAAGCGAGCAATCGGCATCGGATTCTGCACTGACGTCATTCCAGAGCACATACCAGGACGAACTCGGGCAGCGTGGCAAGAACTGGCGGAACGTGTTTTACCAGCGAGCCAAGGAAGAGAAACTCAAGCGATCGCTGGGACTGGTAACAGCCGATATGGCGAACGTTGAAGCCGCTCAGGCAGAAGCTCAGCAGTTATCCGCCACTGGTGCGGCGGCAATTGCAGATACCACAGCGAATCAACCGACTGGCGAAATGTCTGACATGTCGCGGCTGCAGTGGGGTAGAAATCGTAAAGCGATTGAAGACATCCTTGCTGAGCTGATCGCAGGAACTGCAACCGAGACCAAAGCACGAGTGTTTTTACAGACACTGGGGCTGACGGAAGCGACTGCGAGTGCCCTGATTACTGATGCACTGGATGGAACTGTTGACACAGACCTGACTCAAGTTCCTGAAACGGAGATGGCAGCGGATGCCACGTAAGCCGGGAAAACTTCCAACAATACCGAAAGCGAAACGCACAAGCGTTGTTCTGCGCTCGGTCGGGTACGGGAACGGTGTTTCTGATGTGGTGATTGCCACAGAGACCCCGGTTCGACGTTACGACGAAGAGCGTGGCTATGTAATCAGCGAAGTATTGCTGATGGAAGGTGTGGTTCTCCGAACGAATCAAGCTCAGATCCCGATTGTTGATTCTCACGACGATTCCACGGTGCGGAACATATTCGGCAGCGTGCGCAGTTTGCAGGTAGTTAATGGTGAGTTACACGGAACCCCCAGTTTCGCCAGCGATCCGGAAGCTCAGTTGATTTGCCAGCGAATGAATGAGGGTCACATCACTGACTTTTCAATCACCGCTCTGCCTCTTGAATCACTGTTCATTCCTCACGGCAAGTCGTTCACGACAAGTCGCGGGGCTGTCATCGATGGTCCGGCAGTTATCCACACGCGATGGCAGCCGCATAACGCTTCGATCTGTGCCACTGGTGCGGACGAACTTTCCACAGTACGCAGGTCGTATACAGACCTCGAAAGAAAGGTTGAGAGAATGGACGAGGCACTGTTGAGCCAGCTTACGGCAATGGGACTTCCTGAAGGCATGGTCGACCCGAATCAAATTCTGTCATGGGTTGTCGGCAAGATGAAACCCGACACTGAGCCAGAAGTAGAAGATATGGTGGAAAACGCCATGACCGAAGATCCCGCAAAGAAGGTGATGGCAGCCGATTCGGCAGCAGCACCAGCGAGCGAAGCCGCTCCAGCCGCTGCAATTGAAGAGGATCCAAAGACTGTGGAAAAGTCCATCGCACGAGCCATTCAGGCTTACGCGAAAGCAGACCAGACCCGGCGCAAAGAAATTCAGGCGTTGTGTTCTCAGCACAAAATCGAACGATCGTTTGCCGACTCGCTCTGCGATGAAGGCATTGACCTCAACACAGCACGAGCAAGGATACTTCAGAAAATGGCAACAGCACCGATTGGACAGAGTTCCGACAGAGTGGCATTAACCGAATCTGCTGATGACAAAATGTTTGCAGCGGCCAGAGATGGACTGATCATGCGAACGTTCCGTCAGGGCGGAATTCGCAGTGCTGCAGTGGCGAATCCAGCTGCAGGGCATCAGGACTTTGTCAACATGAAACTCAGCCGTATGGCTGAAATGTACGCCGAGAAAATGGGCTGTGATGTTCGCCGGATGGCTCCGAAAGACATCGCACTCGTAGCGATGGGTCACCCAGGTTCAATGAACCGATTCCGAATCCAGCGCGATGCGTATCACACGACCGGCAGTTTCGCGAACCTGCTGCTGGATGCGGCGAATAAAACCCTGCTGGCTGGGTACGAGGAAGCTCCTTATACCTGGTCAATGTGGGCACGGGATGCCGGAACGACCAGCGACTTCAAGACACTGAATCGCATTCGCTTCAGTGAAATGGGCACGCCGGAAATGGTTCCGGAAGGCAAGGAATATCCCGACGCAGCGATGAGCGACGCAAAGGAATCCTACAAGATCAACAAATACGGCAACGTGTTTACGATCACATGGGAAACCGTTGTCAATGATGATCTGGACGCTATCAGCCGCATCCCCGCAATGCAGGGAGCAGCTTGCCGACGTCTGCAGAATCAGGCTGTGTACGGAGTGTTGACCGCAAATGCTGCGATGGCAGATACAGGGCTGCTGTTCAATGCGACAGCACAAACCACTGCAGGCGGTCACGCGAATTACGCGACTGGTGCAGGTGCTCCGAGTGTTTCCACTCTGAACACCGCTTACATCAGCATGATGACAAAGAAGGGACTGCGTTCAGATGTGATTCTGAACATTCAGCCTGCCTTCCTGATCGTGCCGGCAGCAATCAGTGCAACAGCACTGCAGTTGCTGGGTTCTATCGCTGATCCGTCTGTTGGTGGTTCTGCCGCTGGTAACAGCAACACGAAGAACATCTACGGACCAAACGGAGACCGACCGCTGAAGGTTATCGTGGAGCCACTGCTCGACGCCAACAGTTCAACGGCATGGTACCTGGCAGCGAACAACAGCCAGGTCGACACCGTGGAAATTACGTTCCTGGAAGGGGAACAGTCTCCAGTTCTCGAATCCGAATGGGACTTCGATAAGGACGTCTACAAAAATAAGGTTCGTCAGACGTTCGGTGTTGCTGCGATCGATTACCGTGGTCTGTACAAACACAACGGTGCATGACCTACTGGTGAATAATCTCGCCCGGCTGGCTGTGTGGTCAGCCGGGCATTGTTGAAATGCATCTCCACAACGTAGCGGAATGCGATGACCGTTGTTTAAGAAGGGATAGATCATGGCCGGCATTCAGGATTTCCAGGAATACGTGGACGACTTCTTCGGAACGTCTGCAGCTTTTCCGACATCAGCAGACCCCGCAACGCCGTGGCTAGTTGCTGACACTTCATCAGCTGGTGCGCCAACTTACGTTCGCAACGCATCGAACGCAGTGCTGACACTGGCAGCGACATCTGAAGTGGAGAACGTTTGCCTGTATCACGGCGACGCACTCAGCTTCGATATTGATGAACTGCTGTCTGCAGAGTTTAGAATCAAGGTCACTGGATGCACCACCGGCACCACAATTACGTGGGGCATGGCATCCGCTCGAAACGACACGCCAGCATCGATGACCGCTCTGGCGTTGTTCCAGATGGTCGGGGCTACCAGTACGACGGACGTCACGGTTGAGACTGATGACAACGTCACTGATACCGCTCCAGTATCGTCAGCAACTGCACTGTCGACGACCTTCAAGCGGTTCGTGATCGACTTCAGTAACAAGTCAGACATCAAGTTTTACATCGACGGTGTACGAGTTGCACGAACGACCACGTTCACAATGGCAGGCTATACATCAGGACTTCAGCCGTTCATTCAGATTCAGAAAGCAGCCAACACCAACGTTGACGCCATTACTGTGGATTACGTCAAGGTCGTTGCGAAGCGAATTCGATGAGTCTTGCAGGCCGGATTGTGACTGACGCGGGAACGGTGTTTCTGAACAGCGATCATTTCGCTGAAACAGTCACATACCACCCGCATCGGTTCCACACTGCTGCGGTACGACAGCCACGAACAATCAAGGCTGTCGTCACCCGCAATCAGGTGGCCACGTTCAATCCGGACGAGCAGATTCTGACTGAATTTGAGGTGCGAGTTGCAAATAATGTCACCACTGGAATCACGAGTGCAGAACTCGATACCGGTGGTGATCAAATTGAACTCGCACCACGTATCGGCGAAACAGCTCGGAAAGTATCGGTGCAGATGCTGACTGAGCATGACGAGGGAATGCTGGTGCTGATATGTCGGTGATCATTGAAAAACCAATCGTCACAAAAATCTCTGATGAGATTTTCACACGGTTGGAAACATTGATCACTGAACCTAACGACGCATTCACGTTCACCAACGTGGTGCGCCCGACGAAGATTGCAACGTACACACCAGCACACGGTTTGATTGTTTTGACTCGTGGAGAAATCACACGAGTCAATGATCTAGACTGTCCCGGCAATCCTCCAGCGATTGCATATCAGCAAACTTTTCTGGTGCGGGTACATATCGCTCCGAGCGAAAAAGATCTGACACCAGTGGAGCTATATGAGGACGTAGCAGAAGCGGCGATTCACAAAGCGATCAGAACATCAAACACATGGCACACGTTTGGCGGAAACGCGATCAATGCAGACTTCGGGCCACAGATCACCGCGACGTCTGACGGTGGGTACGATGGAATCGCAGTTCCAGTGATTGTGACGTTTCGAGTGTCTGAGGGTGATCCGTACACGGTGCGAAACTGATGCTTGCAATTGAAATTGATCAGAACCAACTGCAGAAGCTCGCAACGGCATCGGCGAGCGTCGGCAAGAAAATGAAGAAGGAACTTGCTGCGGCAATCAATCAGGTAAGCAAAAAGACAAAACTGGAAATGGGTCGCGGTATTCGGGCCACGGTTAATTTGAAGAAGGATGAATCAGAAAGGCCGTTGAGCATTCGGGCGAGTGCGACGGAGCAAAACCTGTCGGCTGTCGTGTCTCTCAAGAAAACGCCACGACTCGGCCTGCGGCACTTTGGAGCGAAGCAGAATAAGACTGGAGTCACATTTAAAATCAGCAAGCGAGGCGGCAGAGGGAGCGTGACTGGTGCATTTCTGGGGCCGAAACCCGGAGCGGTGAAAACCAGTTGGCGAGGCAACGCATTCAAGCGGGTCGGAAAAAAACGTCTGCCCATTATTCAGATCAAAGGCGTGTCAGCCTGGGGCGCATACGTCAAGAACAGTTTAGCGGCACCACAAGCCAAAGCAGTGGAAGCAGAACTCCGCAAGCAGATCGATCGTCGAATTAACCTGAACGTACTCCGCGCAAGTGGTCTCGTTAAAACATAAGGGAAAGAACTCATGCCATTGCTACGACGTCGCGCGGTATTCGCTGCAAAGACGGAAACGACGATCGGAACAGCCGAATCATTGACCGGTGCTGAAGGCGTTTACAACGCTCGCGACTTCATGATTCAGCCCAACGTCTCATTTACTCGGCGTGAAGGTCAGGGCGGGTTTAACTACCTGACCAGCATTGCCGAAGGCATGACAGGTACATGCACCATAATTCACGATCTTACGTACAACGGAACGGATATTCCCAATTGGGCCAGTGTCTTGCTGCCAGCGTGTGGTTGGGTCGATACGGCGGGCGTGTTTTCACCCGTATCAGCTGGACCCGGTGCAAACGTCAAAACACTGACGATCGGCCACTACAAAGACGGTAAACGCACGCTGTTGTCCGGTGCAATGGGCACGTGGAAGATCGTCTGTCCGACTGGCAAGGTTGCTTACATTGAGTTTACCTTTACGGGCAAGTACTCCAGCAACGAAACAGACACAGCCCTCATTGCTCCGACGTATCCGACAGTTTCGCCGCTGCGATTCGCTGCCGGTGCTCTGACCTGGAACAGCGTTAACCTGTGTACGTCGAACGTCGAAGTAGACGCAGGCAACAGCGTGATCATGCGGGAATGTGTCAACGCCACCGACCGTTCTGGATACGTATCAGCCTTGGTCACTAACCGGGCACCAGTGATCACGGCAGACCCTGAGTCTGAACTGGTAGCGACGCAGGACCGTGACGCACTGTGGTTGACGTCGTCCGCTCAGGCCTTCTCGATGCGAGTCGGAACCACCGGAACATCCATCACGATCGCAGCACCGAAAGCCCAACTAGAAAACAAACAGCAGGGTAACCGCTCGGACATGATGGTTGACAACCTGACTTGGCTGGCGACAGCTGGCAGCAGTGCAGATACAGAACTTACCATTGCTTTTGATTGAAAGAGTTTATGCCACTCGCGTTAGAACCCGGTCAGCAGTACCCAATTGTTCTGGAAACCGACGAAAACAAGCCCGCAGAGAGCAGGCCGACTTTCTTCGCTAAGTCGCAGTCTATGCGAGGCCAGCAAGCTATCGGAACGGTGTTGGACCTGTGGACAACTAGAGATGACGTGACAATTGAAACGCTGTTCGACGAAACGTGCAAGGTATTGGCTGGGGTTGTGATCGGATGGAAGCACATGAGCGGAATCGAGTTCAGTCCTGATGCCATTCGTGACGTGCTGACTTACTCGGAGGCGAGGGAGCTGTTGCGAAAGGTCATGTACAACCAGCACATCACACAGGACGAAAAAAAAAGTACAGAGTAGCGGCACTGATACGGGGCGGGTTGATTTGTCGTAGTTGCACTCGTGGTCAATGTCGAGACGTCAGCGAGAAACCGAACCTGCTGGAAATCGAATGCCCGTCATGCAACGGTGGCGGGTGTGAAGACTGTCAGGACGGAGTGTTCACTGTTGAGGGATGCCCGAACGGTTACTGTCGGTCGATCGTGAC